GAAGGGTTCGCCACAGGCAAGTACAAATAGCCGTTCCCATTGACACTCTCCTGGTACATCGTCCGCGCTGAAGAGCCGCGGACCGGATCGCCGAAGAGCCACCCGGTGTAGTAGCCAGAACCACCTCCAGGGTTGAACTTGTTCAACAGCTGGTGGTATAGACGATAGATGAAACCATCACCCCGATCAGCGATCAAATCCACTAAGCCTTTGGGGGGCAAAGAGATAGGGTTGTAGCTCACCAACGCCTCATCCGAAGCCACATCACGGGTGATGCGGTGTCGATACGGAGGATGTGTAGGTTGAACCTGAGACAAATCCTCGTTGCCAAACTGCTCTCGTACAAAGTACTCGAGTGGTGACCCTATGGGTTGGGTGGTAGGGCCACTGTTGACATCACTGTTGTACCACAGTGCCACCCAGGAATTGGGAAACACTGTGGCGGAGAGAACCGCCACGACACGGTCCACCTGGTAATCAATAACACGATTTTCAATCAACGTGAGGTAACCCCCCTTCTTCCAATAAAACCCATGGTAGCCGACGCAATCTACAATGACCTCCACGAAGACGTGTATGGCCGATTGAGAGTGCTCATTGCGAAGCACCCAACCAGAATCCGAGACTCCACCGCCAAGGGTGTAGCCAAAGTTCGTGGTAAGACGGGCGTCGTAACCAAGTCCTAAGAAATCGTTGTCGCCCCACACACCGAAGTACGAAGACTTGGCGGTGAGCGGGGCGTACACCGTACCAGGATCCGGGTCCGGTAAAGGCACCGGGTCAGGATTGGTAGGTGTGACAACGACCGGTGTGGTGTTGGAAGGGTCACCAACGACCTACTGGAGAGTAGGGTCGGTTGGGCCGCTCAAGACAGGAGTGTAGGACATGTAAACACGTCCCACGACGGTGGTGGTGCTGAACCCGGCGTCCATATCAGCCACCACCGCTATCCTGCCCAGGGCTCTCGCGTTTTGATCTGTTGAGACCATTGATTGAAAGCTTGAGAGGGAGCAGAATTCCATTGCTGCGCGCTCTGGAATGGTTAGGGACTGTCGATCCCACACTGCCGCCCGACTTGCTCCGTAGACTGCTGAGATCTGGTCTACGCTCTTCGGGGTAGCGTCCGCGAAATCCCTCAGAAAACACATCTGGACCGTCCCGTTTGTCGCTGTGGACATCCGGGGTTCGAACCAAACTCGGACGTTCTTGAGGTTCCACTTCTGGTAGGACGGAGCCACCCCCTTCAACCACGGCATGTTTCCGCAATGCAGGGTGAAGGACGTGTCCCCGGCCTTGACTTCGGTCAACATGATCTCCTGCCTTACGCCAGAATTCGGGGTGTTTTGCCTGGCAGAGATGGAAGTTGGAGCACGGACGACCACAGCCTTGGTCGTGTTCTTTTTCTTGTTGATTGCCTTGGCGGCGTTGGTAGTTCTTTTCTTCGTCATCGTAAAGGTGGACGGTTGAATTATAAATATAAATGTTAGACAGTTTGAATGATAGTTTGTGGTGTGTATTGGATCCTGCCACCACAACAGGACTGTACATCAGGAAGAACATTACAAGAACGCATGACCGTGCAGTCTCTTGGCATTCCGGGCGAACCCTTAGCACTGAAGTTTTGCGTC